AGGCTTTTATGGCTTTGGTTTGATCCATATGATCGGTGGTTTGGCTAAATCAGCCACTTCACTACTAAGACAGTTGGTTGATGCAGGCACATTATCCAATTTACCGGGAGGCTTGAAGTCTAGAGGGCTTAGAATCAAGGGTGATGACACCCCGATCATGCCCGGAGAGTTCCGTGATGTAGACGTTCCCGGCGGCGCGATAAGAGATAACATCAGTTTCTTGCCTTACAAAGAGCCAAGTAGTGTTCTTTACCAATTATTAAATGATATTGTTGAGGAAGGACGAAGATTTGCTTCTGCTGCTGACGTAAAAGCAGCGGATATGAACGCTGAAGCACCTGTTGGTACAACTTTAGCGATATTAGAACGCTCTATGAAGGTGATGAGCGCGGTTCAAGCGCGTTTACACGCCTCTATGAGGTCTGAATTAAAGCTTTTATCGAATATTGTGCGGGATTTTGGCCCTTCATCATACCCTTATCTGCCCGATGAGGAGCCAATTACCCGCCAAGACTTTGATGACCGTGTAGATATCATTCCAGTTAGCGATCCTAACGCTGGAACGATGGCTCAACGCATAATGCAGTACCAAGCAGCACTGCAATTGGCCCAACAAGCGCCAGAAATGTACGATATGCCGCTTCTACACCGTCAAATGCTTGAAATATTGAATATTCAAGACGCAGACAGGATTGTTCCGCTAGAAGACGAGATAAAACCGACAGATCCGGTCAGTGAAAACATGAATTTGATCAATGGAGAGCCTGTTAAGGCGTTTATTTACCAAGATCACGAAGCACACATACAAACACACATGGCAATGGCGCAAGATGCCCAAATTCAAGAGATTTTGGGCAAAAGTCCTAACGCTCAGAAGGTTATGGCGGCTATGTCAGCTCATGTTCAAGAGCATTTAGCGTTTAAATACCGACAACAGGTTGAAAAACAGCTTGGAGTGGAGCTTCCACCCCCTGATCAGCCGCTTCCAGAAGATATTGAGTACAGGATATCCCGATTGGTGGCTCCTGCGGCAGAACAAGTGCTTAAAATGGGACAACAAGAGCAGCAACAGAAGCAAGCTCAAGAGCAAGCACAAGATCCTATTGTTCAGATGCAACAAAAAGAGCTTCAGATCAAAGAGCAGCAAGTTCAGATCAAGGCTCAGACTGAAATGGGCAAAATACAAGCCGATATGCAAAAAGCTTCGGATAAGTCCTCTCTTGAAAGAGAAAGAATGGATCAGAATGAGCGTATTGAGATGGCTAAGATTGATGCCAAGGTACAGTCTGACCTGTTAAAGGATGAGTTAGAACGTGATCGTTTAGAGTCCGATGAAGAAAATGAAGAAGCGAAGCTTGGGCTTGAGATCGCAAGAGAAGTAATGGAAAACGAAAGACAAGCTGAAGATATAGCCTCAAAAGAAATAATTGAAGGCTTTAAGTCTGGCGTTCAAACAGCAAAAGATTTAAGAGATGAGTGACGCGCTTTCAGATAACTTTATTGATGGAATCAGAAAAGGCATAAGAGCGCAGATGAATGAAATGAGCGACCACATTAGCGGTGGTGGCTGTGCTGATTTTAGTGAATACTCTAAGTGTTGCGGGATTATAAAAGGTCTTGCAATGGCTGAGAGAGAGCTTCGTGATCTCAAGGAGAGATACGAGAAGGCATGATTTCTCCGTGTAATGCGGTGCAACGCGACTCTGGACGCGAATTTCCAGTGCAAGGAGATACTAATGAGTCAATCATTAGCAAAAAAGGAAGAGTTGTCTGAAGTGTCAGACGATAACTCCAGAAAGGCAAAGCAGTTACCCACGCCAAGGGGGTACAAAATCCTCATTACTTTGCCAGACCCCGAGGAAAAAACAGAAGGCGGCATAATAAAAGCCACTGAAACGCTGCAAAATGAAGAGATAGGTTCTATTGTAGGTATGGTCTTAGAATTAGGGCCAGACTGTTACAAAGACCAACAGCGGTTCCCTTCTGGGCCATCTTGTAAAGAAGGTGATTGGATATTAATGAGATCTTATTCTGGAACTAGATTTAAGGTTCACGGAAAAGAGTTTCGTTTAATAAACGATGACAGCGTAGAAGCTGTTGTTGAAGATCCACGGGGGATAGTTAAGGTATGAGTGAGGTACAACAGGAACTGGAGATGGAATCTCCTGCAAGTGCTGAAGATAAATTCTTTGGTGTTAGAACAACTATTGGCAAGAAAGGCGAAGTTAGTCAAAACGAGTCCGATTCTGAAGTATCAGATATTGAGTACGAAATCGTTGATGACAGGCCGCCTGAAGATCGAAGGCCGCCGAAAGCTCAAACATCTTCCCAAGAGGATGACGATGAGTTAAGCGGTTATAGCGAAAAGGTTCAGAAGCGAATCAATAAGCTGCGTTACGAGCAAAACGAAGAACGCAGACAAAGAGAAGCTTCTGAAAGAATGCGTGATGAGGCGGTTAAAGTCGCTCAAGTACTCGCAAACAAAAACAAAGAGTATGAAGCTTTAATTAATCGGGGCGAAGGCGCTTTGATTAATACTGTTAAGCAGAAAGCTGAAATGACTCTTGAAAACGCTAGATCGAAATACAAGAAAGCGTATGAAGAAGGAGATACAGATAATGTAGTCTCCGCTCAAGAACAGTTAATTAAGGCGCAGGCAGAACTAACAGAAGCCGAAAGGTATGAAGATAGTTTGCCTCAACAGCAAGATCAGTGGCAGCCCCCTGCTCCGCAAGAGCAGTATAATGCGGCTCCTGTTGCCCCTGCTGCACCACAGCAAGTGCCTCCGCCTCAACCTTCTCCTGAGTCAACAGCGTGGGCTGAACGCAATCCTTGGTTTATGAATCCAGAAAATAAGGCAATGACTGCGACAGCTTATGGCCTGCATGAAGAAGCATTAAGAGATCATGGTTTAAGACCTAACTCTCCTCAATACTTTCAATATGTAGACAACGGCATGAGAGGTTCGTATCCTAATTACGGTTGGCAGGATGAAAGCGATACAGATGGGCGTACCGCGACTGTGACTGCCAATCAGCCCTCGTCGGTGGTGGCACCTTCCGCAAGGAATAATGGTGCTAAACCGCGCAAAGTACAGTTAACGTCCACTCAAGTAGCTCTCGCCAAGCGGCTTGGGTTAACCAACGAACAGTATGCAAAAGAACTCATTAAGGGGAATTTTTGATGTCTGAAGAGCGCACACCAAGAAAAAACACCTCGCGTAAAGCGGATGAAAGGCCAAGTGATAAGTGGATTCCCGCTTCTACCTTGCCAGATCCAGAACCGCAGGATGGTTGGGTTTTCCGATGGGTACGAGTTAGTATCCTAGGTCAACCAGATAACACTCATGTTTCTCAAATGTTTAGGGAAGGTTGGGAGCCTTGTGCTGCCGAAGAACACCCTGAACTGAAACTGCAACCAGATGTCGGGTCTAGGTTTGAAGGCAATCTAGAAGTAGGTGGTTTGCTATTATGTAAGGCTCCTGCTGAAACAATGGCTGCTAGAAGTGAACACTTCCAGAAAGTAGCCAATGATCAGATGAACTCCGTTGATAATAACTTTATGCGCGAGAACGATCCTCGTATGCCTCTCTTAAATCCAGAGAGAAGTACGAGAACAACTTTCGGTAGAAACTAGCCCTAGTTGCTGGGTTGTTTCTATAGTTAAAGGAGGTCATTTATGGCTACCAGCGCAACCCCTATGGGTGCTGAACCAACTGATACTCTTAGTGCAAGCGGCTCTTTCACAGGAAAAGTTAGGCACATGAGTATTGCTAGTGGTTATGGCACAGCGATTTTTTACGGCGATTTTGTTAAGCTAGTTGCTGCGGGAACGGTAGAGAAATCTGCTATTACAACGGCTGTCGTTGCAGGCACCGTTGGAATATTTGTAGGATGCTCTTACACTGATCCCACTTCTAACCAGCTAACTTTTAATCAGCAATTCCCTGCTTCTACAGCAGCATCTGACATTATGGCATATGTTGTTGACGACCCTGATCTTGTTTTCAGGATGCAAGGCGATGGATCTATTGCACAGACGGGACTAGGAAACAATGTTTCACTAGTCAATACGGCTGGCTCGACCTCAATAGGTCGAAGCAAAAATGCAGTAGATGCTTCTACAATTGCTACTACTAACAGCTTACCAGCGCGTATTGTTGAGTTTGTTGACGGCCCATCCAGCACAGTTGGTGACACCTATACAGACGTTTTAGTGACATATTTGCCACTAAGTCACGCATACGAAACCGCGCTAGGCGTATAAAGGAGATTAAAGAATGGCTATTTCTAGAGCGCAAATGCTTAAAGAACTCCTGCCGGGACTTAATGCCCTTTTTGGTTTGGAGTATGGAAAATACGAAGACGAGCATGAACTCATTTATGAGACTGAAAGCTCGGAGCGTAGTTTTGAAGAGGAAGTGAAGTTGAGCGGCTTTGGTGCTGCTCCTGTGAAAAACGAAGGTTCTGCAATCTCTTATGATTCAGCACAAGAGTCTTTTACTGCACGATATAACCACGAAACTATTGCTATGGGATTCGCAATTACGGAAGAAGCGATGGAAGATAACTTGTATGACTCATTGTCTGCTCGTTACACCAAAGCTCTTGCCCGTGCTATGGCGTATACCAAGCAAGTTAAGTCGGTTAATCCTCTTAACAACGGTTTCACTAATTCATTTCAGACTGGTGATGGGGTTAACCTATTCACTGCATCTGGTGACGGTGTTACTGGTGGTGACGGACACCCGCTAGTTAATGGCGGAACAAACAGCAACCGTCCTTCTACAGCAGCAGACTTAAACGAAACATCCTTAGAAAATGCAATTATTGATATTGCTGCCTTTACTGACGAGCGTGGTTTGTTAATTGCTGCTAGACCTCGACGTTTGATCGTCCCCCCTGCTTTGATGTTTACAGCAGATAGACTGCTAGAAACCACTCAACGTGTAGGAACGGCAGATAATGATATTAACGCTATCCGAAATATGGGAGCTATTCCTGAAGGATATGCGGTAAATCACTATTTGACTGACTCAAATGCATTCTACATCATTACGGATGTTCCTAATGGTCTGAAGCATTTTGAGCGTACCGCGCTTGAGACAAGCATGGACGGAGACTTTGATACTGGTAACGTGAGATACAAGGCAAGGGAGCGATACTCTTTTGGAGTAAGTGACCCACTTGGAA